CTGTGGTGACGTTCACTGATGCTGTGCCAACAACAGTTTTGGTTGCCGAACTAGCGTAGGTGACCACATCAACTACGCACACGTTGCCAGTCATCATGAGAGCTGCGGATGTTTGTAGTCGCCCATAATTCATAGTTGCGCCTGCAGCGTTTGTGTCTTTGATTGACAGGTTGACATAGCCTGATACCGCTGACGGCGTTTGGACTTGTGGCTCGTAGTAGGTGATTCGGTAGTAACGGTTGGCGACCGCTGACCATGTGACAGTCATACCCGTGGCAATGACATCGCTGGTTGTCAGTGTGTAGTCGGCCGTTGACTGGGCGTAAGCCATGACACCACGGGGAAAGCGATTTTGCTGACTTGCGAGGAGAACAGCCCCAGCAGAGAAATCGGTGTTAGGTGAAATCGCCATGGCTTAGGGCCTTTCAGGAAAGTCAACAGTAGGGGATGGTTCCCATGTGGCGGGGAAGTCCCGTAGGGCTTGACGGTAGGTCGCCCATGCCGTTTTGTCGGTTGGGGTGTCTGGAATCATCGCCCAATCAGATTCGACTAGGAGAGCGTCACGGCGTAGGCGCATGCGCTCTATGAGCCATTCGTCGGGTGCTGTGGTTTCGTGGTCTGCTAATAAGTTCATCATGCTGCCTTGTAGTAGAGGTTCCAAAAAATTATGTCAGATACTGTCCAAGTAAATGGGATAGATGGTGAAACATTAGAGCGGTAAGAATATGTTGAACTTGAGTTATCTACTGACATATAAAATTGAGTAGCAATACCGATTGAAATTGCATCTCCTTGGTTTAGCGCCGATGTTGAAACATCATTAAAGTACATCAAACCTAAAGGCATTCCAGTCGGCAACATAGTGGCATCAAGGTTAATTGGCAAAGTGACACCAATACCAGCGGCGGTAATAACAGTAGTTGACCCAAAAGTGAGTTTCCCCCAATAATGCACATAGTTGTTTACTCGGCAATAGCTAGAACTCAATGTGCCGTTTCCAACTGTTAGGTTTGCGTTAAACGACGGCGTATAGGCCGTATAAGTTCCTAGGACCGTGTTGCCTATCGCAACCTTCGCCTCCAACGCCTCGACCGCATCGTTAATGTCGGAGTGCTGTTGAGCGTGCGACGGCGAAGTCAACAAGCTCGTCGCAGTGGGGTTTGTGAAAGTGTCCAGTGAAGTGGGGTAATTAATGGCCATTAGTGGTTCATCCTAATCTGTTTCCTTGTTCAACATATGAGTCGTCATAAGTCCATTGGGCTTCATTGTACGAAATTTCGGATTGGTCGTAGGTAATGGGATCTCCGCCCAAAACACCGAAATTGCTGTTATCCAAAATAAACGATTGGTTGTCAATACCTGATTTCAAAGATAACGAAACAACGGTTTGGTCAGGCGTGACGTTAATAGAACGGCCCGAAACAACACAAGCAACAGTTTGCTCCCCAATACCAGAACCAGCCCAAGTAACAAGAACTTTCTGCCACAAGCCGTTAGCGATACTTAGCAAGTTGTACCACTGGCTATGCGCAGCATCAGCGCAATTTGCTTTCACCATTTTGTCGGTGATCTCAAGGCTGGAAGGTGTGAATCTGATGTCCGAATAACGGTTGATCAGATTGGTTGCCACTGAGTCAGACATCTGTTGTGTAGCAACAAAAGTGTTTGTGAAACTGACGGTGCGGTTGCCGTACGAGTCAATATCTGTTGAGTTCACTGTGCTAGTAGTTGCACCAACAAACACCCCTAAAATGTTTGCTTGAGTAATCAAAGTTTCGTTATTGAATTGCTGACTGAAACCATAATTGCTAAAAGGTAATTTCGTTGACGTCACTGTACCGCTGGGCACAAATTCAAATGTTGTCGCATTGGCATCTGTTCGAGTCATCGTGACCGGGCAACTCTGTACGCGATAGTCAACGCCTGAAGTATTTGTAATAGTTGTCGCCCAAAAAACGTCGTTAACACTTGGCACTAATGCTGTTTGGTATATGTCGGCGTAAGAGTTAAAAGTTTGGCTATTAACGTAAATATCAGGATTTGAACCTGACAAATTGTTGTAACTACCGCTCGCACTTGGCTGACCGAGGCGAGGATATTTTAAGGGATAAGGACTAATTTCTGCTAAAGCATAACCAGCGGCAGTGTTATAAGAAACCGTACCACCGCCAACGGTAACAGAATTAGTGCGTCCCGCAATCGTCAAACCATCTTGCGCCGTAATCGTCACCGTAGAGAAGACGCCGTCATCAACTAAATCAAAGTCAACAATAATGCCGTGAAAAACTGCTGTTTTTGTGTCGCCTGCACCAATGTTTGTTAACGACGAAACAAAAACGCCCTGAGCAAACCAATCAATTGTTGAATATGTGCCACCGCCATTAGGAGTCAATGCGCCGTCTTTATTCAACAATGTTATTGAACAACTGCCACGGCCCACCACATTGACATCAACCGACTGGTCAATACTCATGCTTAACACTCGACTACTAAAATCGGTTGGGGTTGCTACGGCACCGATTTCTATTTGCCAAGCAGTATTAATCGTCATCGGCGGATCGCAGTTGTTGTCGTCATGGGGATGGCACCGTTGTCTCGGACCCATCGTTGAATAGCGGCTACGACTTGATTGGGGTCGCCACCGTTGACGTTGACCGTGATATTCGCATTACCGCCTAGCGCGTTATTCGGGGTGATATTCCCAGACGTGCCCGGCGTAAACAGTTCGGGACCGCGTTCACCCACTAAATAAGTTGATCCGCCCGCGACAGGACCGCCCATAGCGCGAGCAGGCAATGTAGAGATACCTGCAAGACCTAGCGCATCCTCAGGGCTTAGACCGCCGTACTCGGCACCACGCGCAAGATAGGTGGCGTATTCGAGTGCAGCTGCTGGGCCTTCAGTTCGGAACTTAAAAAGGATCTCTTTGGATGAGATGCCGTCCATGGTCCCTGAGATACCAGCGAGCACTCCAGCGTATGTCGCCAGTTTGGCTTCGTAGTCGTCAATGTCGGCTTGTGCACCTGTGCCGAACGCTTTAGCGGCTGCGGTTTCTAACTCGGCTAAATCGGTTTTGGCGTTGTCAAGTGCTACTTCGCGATCTAATGTCCCGGTTAGGTTTTGCCATGCGGTGTCAGCGTTGACGATTGCGATACTGGCGTTAGTCGCCGCGGTTGCCAAATTGTCTAACGGTGTTTTAGCGTTTTGAATTGCTGTCTTAAACTCTCCAGCATTAATTCGACCCTCGTCTACAACACCAGCAAGATCGCTTAACTGCTCTTCTGCTTGCGTGCCTTTACCAACAATGTCTCTAACAAGTTCATCAAATGCGGCGTCAAACTCTAAAGCTTTAGTTGCTCCGTTAGCCAACATCGTCGCCAGCGGAATTAACCGTTGACCAGACTTGACTTTTAGGTCCTCTGTTGAGTCGCCAAGGTTGTCCATCGCGGTACGGTAATCCCTAGCCAATTTAAGTTCTTCTTCAGAAATAACTTTTTGATCCGACACCTTTTTTAAAGATGCGTCAAGATCGTCCGCGCCCATCTCAATCATTTCGGCCATTGACTGCCAGCCCTTACCAAGCAATTGCGCAGCAACACGGGCTTTTTCGGCTGGGTCTTTAATCTTTTTCAGGCGGTCAATTGTGTTTAGGAATGTTTCGTTGACATCTAATGAACCGTCCCTTAAATACACAAGGTCAACGCCAAGGTCACGGACCTTGTCAGGGTTTGCACCAATGGTCTTGTTAAGTCGACCGATCGCGCCTTCAACGGCATCAATCGGGATGCCGATATCGCCTGCGGCTTCAATGTAACGCGACGCGTCTTCAACGGCCAGACCTGTAGCGTCAGCAAATTTACCTGCTGAGATTGCCATGTCTTGGAACGCTGTGATTCCGTCAGCAACGAACTTGCCCACTGCGGCACCAGCTGCGACTGCAAAAGTTGAAGCATTAGCGGCGACTGCGTCTAAAGCGACTTTGGAGCCTGCCTTAAACTTTCCGATACCACCTTCAGCGTTACCGACAGCAGTTTTAAAATCGTTAAACGCGGCTTTAGCGTTCTTGATGCCCGTATCTTCAAGGCTAGTAATGATCGGAATGTTGATTGCCATTAGCGAATCCTTGCCATCTCTTGGTTTGCTTTAAGCATTACGGCCTTGATTGTGGAGTCCATTTCTCGTTCAATCATAGACAACGAGTCCGATGCTTTAGCCCACATAAAACGCGACGGTTCACCCGGTAACAAACTTGCGAACATAGGACGCCGATACTTGGGTTCACGCCTAGACGACGACCCTCCAGCCTTCCCAGCCATGTCTACAATCGCCACAGGCGCGCCCTTAGTCGTAATACGAACAATGTTGACAGGGACACTCATACGGGGCTCGTTGACGTTCCTACGGGGCTTACGGGAGTCAATCTTGATCACTGAGTTCTTGCGGTTGTTCCACCCGGTGCGCCCGTTATGAGCCATTCCAGACAGCGGAGGTGATGTCGAGATTGACTGGTTAATCTCGGCCAACAACGGCTTCAGGATGTTGCGGATGTCTTTGTTCAATTCACGCTTAAGTAAAGGGTTAATCTTGCCAAGTTCTCTCAGCGTTTCGCCCACACCTTTCACCTGAATTGTCATCGCTTGCTCTCGTTCTGCTCGATTATCAACCTGACCATTTCATCAATGATCTGGGCTGGTGTTTCCATCAGGTCCAGTGGACTGATGCCTGTACGAACAGCGAGCTGCGCGATCAGGTTGGTTGCTCGTCCTGCTGGCCCGCTTTGGCTTTTGGGAG